AAGTTCTAATGCATCCATGGTTTCGAGAGGCACTAACTCCTTTCCAACCATTAACTCTTCTGCACGAACTTCTACTAACTGCCTAAGAATCTCTTTCTTAAGAATATCCTTATCGGATGTTGTTGCTTCAAAATACTTTCTCATTTTAAATCACCTTAAGCAGCAATGTATCTCTTTGATACACGAACCTGTACGTATCCACCTGTGTTCTGGTCAATGGCTTCATCAGCCCGTCCCACAACCCACGATGCACCGCTGGTATACTTAATTACTGTGCCTCCTGTGGACACACATAACCTGTCACCAACCGAAATTGCGGCATGTGTAGCGGGTAATACGAATTCTGCTATCTGTCCTTCAATGAGGGCATGAATACCGACACGTTGACCTGTCTGAGAAGCACCACCAATGGTAGAAGGCTTCTTGCTGTCTGTATAGGTATATCCCTCAGGTTCATCAGCGGATGCATCTGCGGCTAAAACCATGTAATCCGCAGTTGTCCCGCGTGTGACAATTAGACCAGCGTAGTCAACTGCTTCAACTACTGTATATGCAATTGTATTTGCTGGATTAACTTCTCCACCTGACATATTACTTCTTTCCTGTTATTTTTGAATACTCTTCCTTACTAACACCTAACTCTATTAATACTTCATCTAATGCAGTATCAACAGTGGTCCTATCATTTTGTGTTGTGGACTCTGTGGGTGTCGCAAGAGGAGTCTTAGTAACGATGCTCTCTTTCATCTTTGAGAGTACCGAAATTTTTTGTTCTACCGGAAGACCTTTCACTATTTGATCGGGCTTTTCTATACCAAGATCCTTCATCTCTGCAACAATGTTATTAAAGTGCTGTGTGTGTAACTCTTCGGTCTTGGCTGTTGCCTGTTCATATTTTGCTTTATAATCTTCCACCTGCTTTACTAATGCAGATACATCGACTGGTGTTTCAGTCTTGATAGGTTCAGGAGTAGATTTATGCTCTGGAACACTACCTGTCTGCTGAGTAGTTGACTGCGTGGGTACATTAGTAGTACTTACATCTGATGTACTTACATCTGGTGTATTTGTTTCTGTCATACTATTACTATTTACATCTCCTTGGCTAAATACTATTTGCTCAATACCTGCGTCTGTTCCATTAATCGCGGGATTCATAACAAATGCTATTGCATCTAATCTTTCATCATCACCTGAAATCTCAGGACTAACTCTATCCCAACCTTCAGTAGCAATCTTGTTCATTGCTCCTTTATCAAATATAAACCCATTGTATTTTATATCATCAAGTGTTTCTGTAACACCAAATTTATAAGCATACCCAATGGGCCTACGATTAGGTTCTGTGCTATGTCCAAGATACAGAGGAACATGTGTATCTATGTTTTCAAAAATTTTAGCAATTTTGCTAGGAGTGAATGTAGTAGGAGAGCCACGACTGATAACACCATCATCAGTCACGTTCCCACCTGTAAACGTACCTTCACGGATGGTAGTGCCAAATACTTTCAATATCTCTGAACTCTTCCACTTAATCGAATTCATAGAGCACCCACCGTTCTATTAATATATATTTACCCATATATAACCTTACCTTTCAATCTTCCTATAGTCATTCTCACCACTATCTGTAGCATGTTGTGATTGGCTCTCTGGAGTCTCAGGTGGTACTCCAACCTTAGGTACTTCTGTACTACCAGGATTAACACCCTTTGAAACAATGCTATCTCTTTGATCATCCCGTAGTGGTCTATACTTACCTTTCTCTCTTATCTCAGACTCAGTAAACACACCCACATCGGCCATTATTGCCATCTCACGGAATACCTCTAACTCTGTTGATGCTATTGATAATTCCATCTTCAGGTCCAATGTATCTACTGGGTATGTACTATTGAGTTTCTTAAGTCGCGCACGTAATACCTTTAATATTACTGGTTTGATCTTATTAGTTAGTTGATTAACTTTCTGTGTTACATAGTTTGCAATGACCAGTTCAGATGCATAAGATGATGTAGACTCCCCGGATATCATACTCTTAGGCATGTTTAGTGCTGCCCATATCTGATTATTAGTCTGGTCTATCAGATCATTCGGTTGCATATACTTAGCGGAACCATTATCTATAACACTAATATCAACAGTATCTAATGTTGCATAGCCCTGATCTGGCATCTGATTCTGTATAGTCTCTACATATGTGTCTAAGAATGTCTTTGCATCAGCCATAGCAGAAGCCCGTCTTGTAGATATATCACCAAGATACTTATCCAGGCTAAACATCTCTGCGGATATCTTATGATGTTCTCTTGGTACATTCCTATATCTCCACATAATATCAATTATCATTGTCTGACGTTTCCACCAGACAGGTAGAATTGTACGATGTAATGGACTTGATGAATACACCCCATATGTTGAACGTCCTCTGGTATCAGTGACAAATATGGGCGTATCTTTATACTTAATATGTATGAACTTATCTTTGGGTAATATCTTTTGCCCTGTCATGCCCTCATATAACACCAGAAAATTACACTTTGTAATTATATTATCTGCAAATGTAGTTCCTGCTGAATTAATCAATCTATCTCTACTATCCACTAATGTTACATACTTATTTGGTAGTATTTCGAAACTCATATCATCCTTTATCTCAAGGTACAGATTCCCATGCATTTCTAATATCTCAGCGAATATTTCAAAATAATGCCGTATATCTACTTCATCAGATATCTTTATTGCATCCTTAATCATCTTCTCTTCGATATCATCCATGGTTTCTCCAACATCCTTGACATATGGATATTTATAAGATTCTCCTACCATGGTGGACATTCTATCTATGGCCCCACCAATCTCAGGTTCCCATATATACAATTGTTCATATATCTCATCTTCATCTAAGTTACTAAAATCACTAAGACCTAATAGATAGCCTAATAGATCATTCGTTATAGTCTTGGATGCTGTAACTTTGTCCGTTGGGGTTGATGCCCGTGAACCAATGGTTGCAAAGAACTTTTGCTTTATAAAACTTTTTATTCCCATGATTACTCAATCCTTAAATTACTCAATCCTTAAAAACTCCTAATATACAATACATCTGGTATTAATACTGGCATTTCATATGTTGTTAGATACCAAATACAATTAGCCACACAATCTGACATATCTTTGGATCCTGTGAATGGGTGATCTGTCTTTGGTAATTGTGAGGCTGTAGATTTAACTATCAATGAATTCGCCTCAAACTTCAAATCTTCATTATACACCACACTTAACGTCATCTCACCGGGGTTTTCCTGTAATGCCCTCCATCTATCATAGTCTTCTTTCCGTACAATATGTTTCTCTGCGGTTATACCGAACTTATTACTCACATCTTCTATAAGATTCGGGAACATCCATGTATCATAGACAAAATAATTTACATTTAATCGTGGTATTGCAGTATATATATAACTCTCTACATCACTTGGAAGGATATATGAGTTACCTTCCTTCTTTTCGAACTTATAAACACCATCTATAACTATGTTATTGAACTCCCGATAGCCTACTGCAACCCCAAAACTGTCATTTCTAACAGCCGGATCTATTGCCATGACTCTAATCTTCGGTGTTTTGTCCTTATATGCCAAATTTTCCAGTACATTTGTCATTTGAGTTAGATAGACGCCTTCCGGGAACTGCATACCACCTGCTGCTTCTGGTTGACAGGCGAAATCTCTCCAAAATGCAGCCATATTATACTTATGTTCGTCCATTAACTGCTTTCTTGTTAAATGTGGGTTCATTTCCCATGTTGGGGCCATAAATCCAAGGGTATTTGGCATCCTTTCTGAATCTCTATACAACTGCATCATTATACCAGAGGCAGTTTTTGGTGATGATATGGCTATTTTGTGTCCATCAAGCCCAAATGTTGCTGTACTATTGCCCAATCGCGTCCATAATTCCCATGATCCACGCTTACCAGCAGTATCTTCAAACAAATCCATCTCATCAAAGACTACTAAATAATTTGATCTCCCTACGGCTGTAGTAACCCATGAGCCTAATACCTGTGCTATGACATGTTTTTCTGCACATTCTATTCTTCCACCAGTAATTTTTATGGTAAAATACTTGTGAAACCACGGTGTATTGTTAATATAATTCACCATATTAGTAAATACACCATCTTCAGCAAGCTTCTCTGATGTTGCAACCACGGTTATGAAGATGGGCTGGTCTTTTAACAGTCCATAATGCTCTGAAGGATTGTCAATTGTTATTAAATCAAAGAATTCATATACAGCCATAATAGAGGCCAGTGCAGTTTTTCCACTTCTCATGCCCGCTAATACAATTAATGTCTTTATTTGCTCCTGACTTGGATCATATCGAC